ATAGACTTCTTACCGTTGCGATTTTCAACGAGAAATTCTACGCTTTCGATTTCTTCTCTAATGAGTTTCATCAGGCTGCCCCTGTAGTTTGAACTTGTATAATATGAAGTCCACCTGCACCTTCATCAGTTCTTGCTGCAATTCTTGCAGAAGAATATAAGGTAGTATCATTAAATCCTTTTCCACCAGGAACATCTGAATCTTCATCAAAACCAACAATTAAATTGCAATTTGCATCAACAGTCAGTTTGGTTTGGAAAGATCCATCAACACCTGCATTGGTATCAACAGAAATCACTCGTGAATGAACAATAGATGTATTAAATCCTGCAACATTACAATTTTTTAAAGTTACATAGTTTCCAACACTAAAGGGAACCTGTTGACCTTCAGGACATGTCAATTGAGTAAAAGCAGTTGTTGCTGCAGATGTTGATGCTGCTGTTGTTATACCTACAATTTTACAAGAGTATCTTTGCATTGAAAGAGTCTCTGATGTATTTGCAGGAATATAATAGTCTGTTGCAGCCGCACTAGGACTAGATGTGGTTTGTGAAACAACAACATGAGCACCGTGTGAAGCTCTAGAAACAGATGTTATACCTGCTACAGGAGTCAATCTTACATATTGAGATTCAATAGCAAAGGATGTCGTCGCTGCTGATGTTGCTGTCAGTGGAATCGAAAGTCCCGTTCCAACTACTGGGTTATGTGCCATTACATTCTACTTTTGAAGTCCATATAGTGTTATTTATAATTTATTCTTCTGACTCATCTTGAGGTTCTTCAACCTCAAGTTCAGATTCAGTTTCAATTTGTTCCTCGTCACCTATTTCGGTTTCTACTTCTTGATCACCAAAAAGTGAATTGGCAACATGAGGTCTAAATGCATCAACTTTTTCACCAGATTTGGTATATAATAAGTCTTTAATCTTATCAGTTACCTGAGCCGCAGACTCATCCGCACCAATCAAATCCATTAATTCATCCATTTTAAGTATTAATAAAGTAATTAACTAGTTGTATTTATATTTCTCCACCCTTCGGTGTTGGAAGCTGGTTTATTGTATCACTAGTGGTTGCAGTATCTACAGCACTAGATCTCAAAGGAGCATCCGCTACATCTGGTTGAGGTTCTTCTTCTGGAACTGGCATTGGTCTCATTCCACCAGTGCCTTCAGGATCTAACATCATATCTGCAGGATCAGGAATAACCCCATCTGCTATTTCTTGTTCTATGAGTGCATCCTGTTCATCAATCTCTTCATCAGTTTGACGTAGAACTTTACGTCTAACCCAATCTTGAGAATAGTATTTACCGATATAAGGTTCTGTTGCACCAAGAAGAGCTAATCTCTCATTTTGCAATTCAGTTTCTTTTAATTCGGTGAAATGATTATCATACAAGAAGTCATATTGTATATGCTCTCTCATTACCTCCCAATCTTCTGGGGTAATAATGTTTTTAAGAAGCAATTGAGTTCTTAGCATGTCACTGAACATTGCTGAGAATCTCTTTCTCAAACGTCCAACAAACTTACTGAATTTTACTTCATCACGAAGTATCTCAGAAGATCTTCCAAGATTAAATCCACCATCTCCTTCTATTCTAGAGATAGGAACATTTAGTGCCTTGTATAATTTCTTCTTGAAGTATTCGATGTCCGTGATTTCTCCAAGATTCTGTCCTCCAGGAAGAGTAGAAATTTCAGTTCCACGTCCACCTTCCCTTCTAGGAAGCCAGAAATCTTCAAGCATTGCCATGTACTTCTTGTCATCTCGAACCTCTCCAGTAGATGCGTCGTATACAAGTTTGTTACGATATCTCATCATCACGTCACGGAGATATTGCTCTGCCTTTACTTTCGGTAGATTACCAACATCAATATAGAAAATTCTTCGTTCTGGAGCACGAGATAATCTGTATATAACCAGACTATCCTCAATCATTCTAAGTTGATTGAGTGACTTAATTGCCTTATGCAAATATGATAAGGTTGACCCCTTGTTCCTATCTACTAATCCTGATGTACAATATGTGATTGAATCTTTGGTAAATTTAATTCCTTGATCACCTCCCATTGAAGAGAGAGTAGCAGTAGGATATGTAGTCTTTGGGCTATATAAGTAGTATTCTTCTAACTCAGGAAACTCATAATCCATTGGATTATTAGTATTAATATTCGATAAACGATCTTTCTCGTTCTTCTTTTGTTTCCTTACATAACGCATTTTTATTGCGTCAATATATCTTAATTCCTGAATTCCCTCCTGGGGTTTCTTTATATCTATTACTTTATTATAATATAATCTTCCATCAATATACCAATTCCTATAGATTTCATGAGCCTTTGATTGAAAGTCTAACAGTTCTAAAATAAACTTAAACTCATCTCTTACCTTTTGCTTAATACCATCACTTGCACTTAAATGATCAAGATTAATCTCAACAGGACTATCGTTTGAATCTGATACCAGAGTTTCATTTACAATATCTTCAATAGCACTATCACACTCTGGGTGCAATGCCATTTCACGGTATCTTCTAATTAATTCAAATTCTGTCTTATAGACACCTTCAATATCAACGTATTGACCAAAAAAACCACTCGTCAAATAATGGTCATTCCCATCCTCGTTTGAAGGAGGAATGGGAGAGACTATATTTGAAGATTGTGGTTCGTTGTCCTCTATCGAGAACCCAAATAACTTAGCCATGATTTATTTAATGTAGCCCTTTATTGGACTATTTATCACACTACGACAGTGCCAGTTTGATCAGATGGTGTGCCAGAACTTGTATTAGATCCTGCAATCCAGTACTGAACTTGGAAGGTAACAGTGTATTCTTCAATAGCATCACCACTTTCGTAGGAAAGATCTATTGTTGAAACCTCTGTTGGGAAGATACCATCGAAATAGTATGTTCTTAATGGTTCAAATGTTGGTCCACCACCACTATTATCTCCACCTTGAGTTCCTGCAGTACCAAAACGGCCTTCTGGTGATCTTCCTAACTGATTAACAGTCGCATTACCCATATATGAATTAGGGTTAGAAGGTCCACTAGCATCACTTAACTTACTAATTCCATTCATCCACTGCTCAAATGAAGTTCTGAGTTTGAAATCTTCATCGTTAATAACAGTAACTGTCCAAGTATCAAAGGTTCTGTCACCAGCAACCTTTAATATTCTTCCTCGGAAAGGAATTTCAACTGGTGTAATTGAAGATGCTGGTAATGCAGCAGTCTTACAAAGAAACTGAAAAGTTTCGTTATCCCAAGCATCTGCATATTTGAAGTCATTGATGTTGACTTCAAACAGATTAGGACGAGCACCGCCACCAGCAAGTCTCGACTTAAATTGGGTAATGGTTTTTAAACTGGCCATTGGTTAATTTTCTCCTATGTAATTAATTATAAAGTTAAACTCTTCCAGTTACTTCTTCAAAACTGACTCCAGTTCTGGTAGCAACGAAAGTTAAAGTAACGAAGTTAATAGACTTAGTGGGTTTCAAGAAGATGTCTGCACGGAATTCATTATTATCGACCACACTAGGAGTGTTATTTGATTCATCACAGATGACTCGGAAATCAATGAGTCCTCTCTTTGCCTGAACATCTCTTAAGAATGGTTCAACTACATTACTGAAGTTTGCACGAGTTATTTCATCGTTGAATTCAAAGAGTTGAGCATTTGCAACTGATTCAAGTGCTTTTTCAACTGTCAAGAATAGTCTCCTAACATTGATTCTATCGAATGCAGATGCAAAATTCAATGCGGTCTTATCACCGTAGAGAAGAATACCAGTTCCAGACTGATTAATAATAGAGTTAATCCTTGCCTCATAGAGAACATCTCTTTGAGATTTCTTAGGACTATATGCAAGTTTAATTGCATTATTCAAGACTCCTCGTTGTTGACCAGCAGGAGAGAACCAAGGATATGCCTCGATCTCTGTTCTGACCATCAAACCTGCTACGTCAGCATTACATGGAAGGTATACGAAGTTATTATTAAATCTGTCGTAGGTGTACTTATATCCACTATCAAATATTCCATAAGATGATGCATTTAGTGGAGAGAAGAATTCAAGAACATTATTTGTTTGATTTTCTCCCTGAGTTACATTTACGACATCGGATCTATGTGGTGAAATGACAGCCACACAATCCTTTCTCGCCTCTGCTATTGCAATAAGTTGATTTGCTTTTGCCTGTGATTCATCTTTAGCACCACAACCTGGTCCCATAATTAGATAATCAACCTCTACCTCATCCGTATTGGAGAATAAATTATATGCATCTACAAGTGAACCTAGAGTTGCCTTGAATTCAGTACCACCAGAAGCAGCATAGTCAACACCACCACCAAGAGGATAAGTTACATTACCAATTGCATTAAAGATGACTCCTTGAGATTCTTGTCCCCAAAGACCTCCAGCAACTCCAATAGAAGTAAATGACTGAGACTTAACCCCTGAGTAAGTGGTAAATCCAGTAGCTGTTGGTGAAGTATTAAAGTAACTGTCAACTGCACTAGATGCATTAAATCCAGGATATAAGTATGCTGATTGTTGTGCAATAAAGTCTTTATAGTAACTTCTTTCAGGTGCAGCAACATCAGATACAGAGTTAGAACCTTTGGATAGGAAGAGATTCTTCTCAAGAATGCTTCCCTGAATTCCTGTTACTGATCCTGTGTCATCAACAACCACAACGTGCATGGTATCATTTCTACCACTTCTTTCTTCACTAAATCTACTTGTAGTTGGTTTTGATGCAATCTGTTTCCAGAAAACTGTAGAGTTTGTTAGATCCAATGTCTGATTATTATACCAATCAGAGACCGTAGTAACACCAGTAATCAAACCATTTGTTAATAAAAGAGATCCATTATCAGTATTAATACCAGAGGCAGTAACACCAAATAGGGTAGTTCCCTTTGTTATTGAAGACTGTGGATCAAATTGAGCATAATCAATTGCGGTTTCAGTAGCACCTGCACCAGTTGTTTGAACTCTGGATACAATCTTAACATCAATTGTACTTTGTTCAGTGGTACTTGTATTGGTAGCAACACCAGTAACAATACCTTTTACATATCCATTAGTAGTTGATGTTGTACCAACTCCTGCTGTTGTTCCACTGTATGCCCATGTAACTCCTAATCCTATTCTGAAACCAAACCTATTCA